ATCTCGTTCATACGACCTGAGTGCTTGTCATACAGGACTGCACAGGCTTTGCCGGTCTCTCCGCTGTATCGGTTCTTAATAACCCTGACCCTTGTGGTGTTGCGCTCGATAGGGTCTTCATGCTGTGCTGACCTTTCCAATCCTAGCACCATATCAGCCAATTGTCCAATACTTGCTGAACCCCTTAATTGGGACAGGCTAGTGGCTGCGCCCTCTTCGTGGCCTTTACCGTCTGGCCTTCGTAGGTGGGACACCACAAACAAGGCTACCCCTGTCTCCTGCACAATCATACGCAGCTTGGTCATAATCTCATCAATGGCTTTTCGCTCGTCTCCATGATCCTGTGCCGACACCACGATACTGACATGGTCTAGCAGGATGTACTTGCAGTCTAGCCCTTTGGCAAAGTATCTCACCCGATTGATAATGTTGTCGATTGCTGTGCTACCAAAGCAGTCATAAAAGAACAGCCGGTTAGAGCCTAGGGTCTTATCAAAGGCTTCCTTCTTTGATGCCTCAGTCACTTCAGTCTCAGCCAAGTGCAACGGCTTATTGATCGCTAGCGACATCAGAGACAAGGCAGTCCGCTTTACCGACTCTTCCAAGAACATAATCCCGATGTTATCTTTGGTCTCACAGAGCAATTGCCAGATGACCTCACGAATAAACTGCGACTTACCAAGACCTGAGCCAGCAGTGACCACAACCATCTCTTGCTGTCTGATACCGCCTGTCATGTCGTTTAAGCCTGCATAGGGATAATGCGCCTGAGCCTTTGGCAAGGGCTGCATGACTAACTCGAACAACTCAGCACCGGCAACGATGCCATCAGGCACATAGGTCTCTGCTGCCCACCATGCTTTGACAAAGTCCGCAGATTTGTTGTCCTTCAGATAATCGCAGGCATCCTTGTAGGGCTTAGTCATCTTCATAATCTTGACCTTGCTACCGAACAGATCAGCAACGGCTAAGGCTGCTTCCTGCCCAGGTTCATCAGCATCGAATGCCAGGACAATGGTCTCAAAGCTGTCAATGTACTCAAATTGTGCTTGGCAGTCCTTCACAGCCGATTGTGCCCCATTCTTGATGGACACCACAGGATACAGAGACCCCGTCATCTGAAAAGCAGCTAGGGCATCTAATTCGCCCTCACAGATGGTCAAATATTTACCACCTGCAGGGTATCGATTCTGACCGAATAGCAGAGCCTCCTTAATGTTGCCCTGAGACCTGAACTGCTTGTCTGCCACCACCCTGACCTTGAATGCTATCTCGGTGCCTCGGTCATCACAGTAGGGATAATAATGTTCTGTCCCTGATTGTCTGACACCATAGGCTTCACAGGTGGCTTTAGTGATACCTCTCTCAGGTATGCTTAGGAATTGACCGCTAAGGCCTCTAAAAGGCTCTACAACGGGTTTCTGAGTCATGGTGAGTACCTTACCCCTTCCTTGGTCAGCGAAGCCCTCTGAGGGCCTGCTATGGGTTTTACAGTTAAAACAGTATTCTGAGCCGTCAGAGTACACAGCCCTAGCATCAGAGCTGCCACAGCCCTCACAGGCTATGTGTTTGATAAATTTAGACTGAGTTTGCATTGATCCTAACCCTTTCCTCAGCAAGCTGATCCAACACAGCCAAAAGGGCTACACAATTGCCCGATGTAGGCTTAGTGCGCTTCAGAGCCTCGTAGACATCGTTAAGCAGGGTCTCAATATCGGTAGAGCCATGAGCCAATAGGTCTACACAATCAGAAACACAAAACCAATAAATCCTTTCTAAGTCATCATTTTCCATTGACTACCACCTTTCTTAATAGTTACCTATATAGTTAAAGAATTAAAATCTTTATTAAAGTCTTCTTTCAATATAGACTCTTTAATCAATATAGTCTTTAATAGCAAGAATCGTGCCAAGTTACCTATCTCGCCAAGGATCATCATCAAAATCCTCAATGCCTGCTAATGGGTCTAAATCGGCCTCAGTGCCTTCCTCGACCTCATCGGCCTCTGACATCAGGGAAACATTACCAACGGCACAGAGGTCTGTTTTAATCGATTTTAGGCACTGTTTACACATAGAGACATATTCCATAGTGTGAAGTGACCGAATTGTGGTCTCGTAGTCTGTCAATGCTTCGTTACATGACCGGCAGCGCATCTTTTTCCCTTTCCTGCTGTAGCTTGAGCATTTTCTCGTTTTCGGCCTTCACAACATAGTAGGCGAATTCGATCAAGGCATCTTCATCGCCGTACCAGTTCCCCCAGTCGCTATAGTCTAGCCTATCGTCTAGGATCTCCACCACCTCTTCATTAGTCAATAACATAGTGCTTGCTCCCTTTCTTGGATAAAATTAGATACCTTCGATTCTAACACGGCATTGTGCACCGATGCAACGGCAAAGGCATCGAATCCCCCTATATGCCATCGGTAGGGCTCTAATGGTACATGATCGAGCTTCCAATCGTAGACTGTAGCGACAGAGCCATCTTCAAACTCTATAAACCACTCTGCATTGGTCTTATCGCCGACAAATATGCTTGGTGCCCCGAAAGTGCGGCACAGATCCGCATAGGTTGTCGTAATGTAGCCCTTGAGACTGGTTCCGTTTACTTGATCTGACCTGCATTTTTTATGCTTCATTTTAGCCCCTTTGAACAATTCTAAAGTCGTTGATGTCGTAAGCCTCGACCATGTCACCACACAGCACAGCCCCAGCCTGTTCCCGTAAAAACAAGTCTAATTCTTGCTGTGCTTCCTCCCTTGAATCGAAAGTGATTGGGTTTTCTGCGTCATCTGTCCAGCAGTTAACCCACCCATCAAAGAGTGTAAAAGATTCTACCTGATATGTCATTCTAAGCCCCTAGGTTTGTTTTTTCTAACTGAATAACAGCCTGAATCAATCTATTAGCCTCTTCGATTTTCTGTGTAGCTGAGAAAATAGTTGACTGATCTGAAAGGTTAATTAAGGCATTCTCTACTGCTAAAAGCTTGCCGATTAGTAAAGCCTGATTGTATTGTTCGCTAGTCATAATAGCCCCTTAGTCTAAGTCCCACGGCTTCATCGTCATGATAATGCCAGCACAGCCAAACAAAAGTACAGCGATACTTGCATAGTCCCACATAGTCATAATAAACCCTTTCTTAGTGTTGATGATACGATACATTGGCGATAGTACGATCCCAACAAGCCCTGCAATCTTGGCACTTGTTACCCTGAGACTGTGCAGGGCAGCTATAGCCCTCGGGATTGCCTTGATTGTGCACAGTGCTAGTATGCTCGAAGCCCTTGGGCGCAGCAGCGTCAACCATTGCAGCCGATACCCTAACGACTAGGTTATCAGGGAAAGACTCAAAAGCCCTTAGGTATTGATTGACTAATCCCTTTTCACGAGTAGGCAGCCAAAACGATACATTGGGCAGTGCTTCCGCAATTTTGACAATGTTAAGCAAGTGTTGAAAGCTTTGAAGATCACCTGAGTCGTGCCAACGAAAAAAAGACTCTCCCGATTTACCGATTAAATAGATCATTGCATCCGGCCATTGCGGATCAGTTAACCCTGCGACTCGTTTAGCATGGGCAGCTTGGACACTTGGGTATTGATAGTTAGCCTTGAGTGCATAACAGCCCTCACAAGTGCTGCCCTTGATTAGGGCTAGCTTTGCGCCTACCTTGCACAGTGTTGCACTGATCCCGTAGGATAGCCCAGGCATTTTAGAGGGCTTGCCTAAGCTGCCCGTGATCTTGATTGCTGCTGCCTTGCTACTGATTGGCATTGCTATTGATAGTGTTGACATTTTAGGTTCCCTTTCTTGGTTTGTGCCTAAGACTGTCTCTCGACAGTTTCGCCCATTCAGGGCTCGTCAGTTAGGCTTCGGCTCTGCTCTGCCGTAGTGCTTGCAATTCTGCCGCATCTTTGGCTCTAAGTGCAACACGCTTGCGCTCTTCGGCTTGTTTCCGCTTTGCCCATGCTATGGCGTGAGCCTGTGCCTCTTCGTAGGTGTTGAAGTGATGGTAGCGGACAGAGCCATTGCCACAGGAACGGCTCTTAGACATCGCACGCCCTTGTGGGAAGACTGTGATGGTGTAGGTGTAGTCCTTGCTGTCGCAAGCCCACGCAGTAGGCATCTCGTCGGCCTGTAAGCGAATCCGCATGATGCCGTCTTTGTTGTAGGTCTCTATAAACTCGATCATGGTGTAGTCCTTTCAAGGTTAAAAAATCTGTTGTTCATACCTATATACGTGAGAGAATCATACCTGAAAATCCTTAGGGTTACTTAAGTGCTTGATTCTATTGAATTATTGCATTGCATCATTGGCATTAGAGAAAACCCTTAGAGACAGCTGCAAGCCATTCCAGCCTTTTGCACCAATGTTGTGCTGCAACATG